AAACCATTTTACTATGTTAAAATTATTGCTTAATATCTTTTTACCCGATGTAATTACAAAAGACTTTGTAAAGCCTAAAAAAAGAAGATCAACTGCTAAAAAGCCAAAAAAATAAACCCTTAAATTTTAAAGTTATGACAATAAAGGAATTTACCCTGATGCAAAAAAAACAATCAATAAATGAATGGATCGACTTAATAAAAGAATCAGGTTATGAAAGTTTTGAGTCAGAGATTATTGCCTGTGCTGATCAATATGAATTGATTGAAGAATCCAACATGACCTGGAATGAATTGTTTAGTCTATCAATAAACCTAAATCTATAAACCCTTTAAAAATTAATAAAATGAAGCAAATTACAGTAAACGTTTACTCTTTTAAAGAATTGAGTGAAAAGGCCAAAGAAAAAGCAATGGATAAATACTTCCATATTGAGCAATTGTGGTATTCTGATATTTATGATCAGGCAAAATCTATTGATGTTTCAATTGAGTCTTTTGATCTTTACAGAAAAGATATTGAAGTAAAAAATCTATCAAGCTATTCCAACATAGCCTGTAAAGTGAATCAGATGTTGAGCTTTATAGATCTTGGTGAGTTTAAACCGGCAAATGAAGATTTGGATCTATACAAAGAAACAAAAGACTTTATTGAAAAGTACAATACATTTGCTGAAGAGTTAGAGCTAACTAATGAATGGTTAGAAATTGATCGTTTATACGATAGCATAAAAGAATTAGAAATGGAATACAAAGGTTACATAGAAGGGTATTATCTTGCATGCCTGGTAAAACAATACGATTGGATGCACTCACAAGAATACATTCAGGACTATTTCGAGGCGAATGAATATCAGTTTAACGAAGATGGATTTGTTATTTACTGATAAACCGTAATAAACCCTATAAACACTTAAAATTTAAACCTATGGATCCGAAAAAAGAGATTATTTCCATTTTACATGCTTCCGGAATAAATGCTTTAAACTTCAACGACAATTTTATGCTGTGCAAGGTATTGTTGGTTGATCAGTATGAATTACTGAGTTATTTCGAGAAAAATACATTCGAGATTTTTCTACATCTCTTAAAAGATAACAGCAAAGTAAATAGCAACTAAACACAAGTCTGTTTAAAACTTTTTATTACTATCTTTGCAAATATGCTTTTTTGCAATACATTTGCATAACACTTAAAACTTAAATTTATGATGACAATGAATGTTACACTACCATCCGGTAGAAAAAATGATCTTTTGGTTTTTAAAATCCTATTTCAGGACAAAGACTTTGATTTAATAGTTGACAAAGTAAGTACAGTAAAGTCTGTAGAGGATCTTTACCAGTGTAGCCTTTGGAATGTAGTTATGTAAATAAACACTAAAACTTAAATTTATGAATCAAGTCATTATAACCACACAAGAGGGTATTTCAACCCAAGATTTTGAAAGTCCTATAGATGCAGCAGTATTCCATAACAAGCAATTGAAAAACCCTGATAACCTATCGGTTTTAGTAAATTTTGAGCTCATGGAATTGACTGAAAACTTCCTGAAGCCAAGGGTTAAAAGTTTCAGTGGCCAATTTTTCAACGATATTTTTGTTGGATCTTTCGTCTTGGAAGATTGGAATGGATCAAAAGAGGAGCACGAAGGGGCAATTAGTGTACATGAGGTAGATTTTCATTGGATCAACTACGAAGAGTTTAAAAAGGATCGTGAGGTAAAAATATCTTCTTTACAGCTTGCCGGATGCCGGAAGATCGGATTTAATGAAGATACAGAACAGACTTTTTTGATTTATCAGGATCAATTAATAGCTGTAGATGCTGAAGGTAATATAGCTGTATCAACCAAGGTAAGCACCTGGAATGAATCTATTGATGAATTACTTTACACCGAAAAATTTTAAAACTATGCAAAAGAAACAAACAAAGAACGGGGCGAAAAACCCCGTCCTAAGCATTGAGCACTCCGATGAGAACTACAACAACAACGTTTACAAAGATAGTGTTTTTATGAGCACTTGCATTGATAAATTCTGTGAGATGGAAATTCGGTTTATGCTAAATCATTTAAACAAGGAAAATGTCTTTGGCAAGAAAGTATTCCGGCAAGATCTGATGAACATGGAAGTGAAATTTATGCTTCATTTTATCAGTAAAACTAAAATTGCTGAATTTGGAGCAATGGTGAAAAATGTTATTCAAATGAAATTATTAAATCAAATCTAAAACAATGAATTTTTTAAAAGACGTACAACAACAACAAGTTTTATCTAAAAGTTTAGTTAAAACCATGAGTGAAAACCTGATCAATGAAGCCAATGAAGGTAACATTGATGTTCTATCAGCATTAGCGCACCTTGAGTTTATGAGTCAGGTTATTGATGCTGCTAAAGATGAGTTAAGGAAACAAGCTGTAGATGAGATAGAAAAATATGGTATGGAAGCTAAATCTGGTGTGGTTAAATACGGAGTTACTTTCAAGCAAAAGGAAGCCGGAGTTAGGTATAACTTTGACAACACAGAGTCCTGGAAGGCCTTAAAGTCAAAAGAGGATGAGCAAGCGGCAATTAGAAAAGATTTGGAAGATCAACTAAAAAGCCTGAAGCAAAAGATAACTGTATTGGATGAAGAGACAGGTGAATTAACTGATCTATACCCTCCGGTGAAAACAAGTAAAACCACCATTGAAATAACACTTGCAAAATAATCTAAAACAAAAAATTATGAATCAATTAGAGAAGCCTACATTCGATGTAGAGAAAATTAAGACGTATTTGCGCACAATGAATTTGGCAACCAATCTAAGCCAAGCTGAAGTGACTCAATTTATTGAAATTGCACAAGGATTCGGCCTGAATCCATTTAAACGTGAGATCTATGCAAGCAAGTATGGAAATTCATTTAGTGTAATTGTAGGTTATGAGACTTACATAAAACGAGCTGAACGATCAGGACTGCTATCGGGTTGGAATGTAGTTACCAGTGGATCTATTTCTGAAGACAATCTGAAGGCCACAATTACCATCCATAGAAAAGACTTTAACCATCCTTTTATCCATGAGGTAGAATACAAAGAATATGTTCAAAGGACTAAGGAAGGAAGGCCAACAAAGTTTTGGAGTGAAAAACCCTTGACTATGATCAAAAAAGTAGCTACTGCACAAGGTTTCAGATTGTGTTTTTCGGATGAGCTTGGAGGTATGCCCTATACTGCTGAGGAGTTACCGGAGCAGGTAGGCCAAAATCAAATTTTAGTTGAGTCTAAACAAGAAAAAATACCTTTAATGGTTTCTAACCAAGAGGTATATGATAAAATTCTCGTTTGCCTTGAAATGGATTGTCTTGCCGATATATGGAAATCAAATCCTGATCTTCATAGCAATGAAGAGTTTAAGAAACTTGTTACTGATCGTAAAGCAGTTATCACTGAATTTGATAGATACGATAATATGATTGAAAAGATAAATAGCTGCAATACTGTAGACGAGGTAGCCGATCTACTCAGAGAAGAAACAAGCAAAGAACTCCTGGAAGCAGGAGCAAATAAAATTGAACTTTTAAATAATAAAAATAAATAATTTATGATACAACACGAAATCCAAGTAGTAAAAAGAAATTTAACTGATTACATGAGACCAAAAAAATACGACTATCTCAAGGATGCAATTCGCAAGAAGTATGGATCTATCGTAAACTTTTCCAAGATGACCGGAATACGATATTCTGTACTGACTAATTTCTTTGCCTATCGTCTTATACCATCAAGTGAGGAAAAAACCCTTATTGCTATTAATGATAAGCTATCGAATGATGTGAATTTAAAAAAACTGTACATTTCTGATGATGAGCGCATAGAAGTTAGGAAGATGATCTTTGGGCATTACAAAAATGTAAAAGCATTCAGCACTAAATACCCTCAATTTAGCAATACATTCATTGGCAATGTTTTAAACGGGGTAAGAAGGATAAAGGATGCAAAGTTTCTGAGCCTTGTAAACCTACTAAAAATCCATATATCTGATGAGCAAAACACCAAAGATTAAAGCTCCGGCTTTTCAGTTTTATCCATCTGATTGGCTTACTGATCCTGCATTGCGCATGTGTGCATTGGAGACACGAGGAGCATGGATTGACATCTTATGCTTGATGTTTTTGAGTGATGAACCTGGATATTTGAAGATTCAAGGTGTACCAATTTGTTCTGAAAACTTGAAAAAAATGTTAGGTTTATCAAAGAAAAACTTCGACTTAGTGTTCTATGAACTTCGTAGGTATAATATCTTAAAAATAGATGATTTTGGAGTCTATTATTCTAAGAGAATGGTTGAGGATGAACGGATTAGAAATTTAAGACGCGAATCTGGTTCACTTGGAGGTAATCCTGCTTTGAAACGGAAGGTTAGGAATTTGGATAACCAAACTTCTAAGCAAAATCCAACCCCTTCATCTTCATATATATCTTCTATTAACATAGAAGATAAAAAAAATATAGAAAAAAAAGAATTGCATTTGCTTGAACGGTATGTGAACCAAAATTGCCCTCAGGTGACAAAGTTGAAATTTCAGCTCACACCGGAGCAATGTGACAAGCTGATCGAGAATTACACTCAGATTCAGATCGAAGAAACCTTGCTGCAAATGGAAAACCACAAAAATCTAACAACCAAGTACACAAGCGTTTACCTGACGCTGAACAACTGGTTAAGACGCAAAAAAAATGAATCAACTCCAAACACAATCATCAATCGAGCATCAAATTTCGAGAATGCGATTCGCAACTTTTAGCGGGAAGGAAATTGTACTTTCAGCCCATAAAACCAAAATTCGCAATTTAAGCTCAATAGAGGAAGTCAAACAGGCTCTCCGGTATGTTATGACCTTAATTGGATTAAAGTCGGAAAATATGCCCTCAGAATCCCAAAAAATGGTATTGCTTGACTTCGTTCAAAGTGAACTTAGCAATTTTACCCCGGATGAGATCAGATTGGCATTTAAACTGGCTGCATCCAAAAAACTGAATTGTGATGTTGAACATTTTCAAAATTTCAATGCAGTTTACATTGGCAAGATCATGAATTGCTATGCTGAATACAAGGGTAAGGCAATGCTCGAATTTCAGATCCAAAATCAAAAGGAAGAAAAGGAGCATGAGCCTGATGAAGCTGAAAAGCAAATGTTATTCTATCAATTTACCGATACTTTTATAGTTCAAAAGTTTGAAAAGTATAAAAGCACCGGAATACTTGAAGGAACCATGAATGGCTTCCAAGCTATCTTCAAAGCATTGGAAGAGACTCTTGGATTCATCAGCATGAGCATTGATGAGAAAAAAGAGGTATATCAGTTGGCCTTGGATATACACAAAAAGCATGTTGAAAATAGAAAGGCAGCAAGTAAAGACCAGGCAAAGCAGTTTAGGATTTTGGCAGAAAAGGTGCTCGCAGATGGGCATGAAGCAACCTATGAATCTGAAATAAAAAAGATTTGCTATGAGATTTGTGTGAAGTCTTTTTACGATCATTGCATCAAAGAAAAAAAAGATTTAAGAACATTAGTAGAACAATTTAAACATCAGCAGTATGAATGAAACATTGAATTATCCTCAGGCAGTCATGTTTATCCTTAAAAACATGTACTTTGGTGAATGTACTTTTGAACCTGAACTTGATGAGGAAGGCAACCAAAAACAAGATGAAAATGGAAGGCCTATCCAAAAAGCAATTCACGAAAGAGGTTACACTTTTCGCCAGTGGTGTGAAAAGCACGATCTGATCCTGAAGCAAAGCAATCTTGTCGATCCAAACAACCGTCCTATCAGAGTAGGCACACCAAATTTCAAAAAGGCATAAATTTATTAACAATGAGAATAAACGTATTTTTTTTCTGTTTATTTGCCATATCAATCATTGCTTGCCGAGATGAGAATGCTATTGACATGGGAGATGATCTTTGCGCATGTGGCATTATTGTAAATGACAGTATTGATGAAAGCGTAAATTGTTATTGGCTTGAAGTAGAAAATGATTGCACTGGAAACCAAAAGAAGTTTTGTGTAGATCAGTTAATATGGTATGCCAATAAACCAGGAGATAGAATATGTTTTAAGTATCAATCAAATTGGTAAAATAGATAAAAATGAATAAAATAATCTTAATCGGCAATGTGGGCAATGAACCACAGCTTAAAAAAACAGCTAAAACGGACATCTGTAACTTCAGAGTAGCTGTAAATGACAAGTTTAAAAAGGATGCTCCACCACAATGGTTTACAATCACCACCTTTGGTAAAACAGCAGAATTTTCAAACAAATACATCAAGAAGGGAACAAAAGTCCTTGTTGAAGGCAAGATCCAAATGGATGAAGTAGCAGATAAGGAAGGTGTTAAAAGACTCTTTGTTTCAGTCATAGCTGAGAATATTGAATTGCTCAGCGCAAAAACGGAAGCTCAACCTGCTGTAGCTAATGGCCTTGAAGAGTCTACTGGTTTACCTTTTTAATTTAAAAATCAACAACAACAATGAAAAAGTTACTATTCTTGGCTTTAGCAGTTAGCCTTATTTCCTGCAAAAAAGAAAAACTTGATAAAGACACATCAACTGATCCACCAGTTGCTTGTACTCTTAAATTGTATAAAGAATACAATCCTCTTGCCGGATACCAAACTGCAACATTCAGCTACACCGATGTTGATGGTCAAACTCAATTAAAAACTAATCCATCAGGACTTGAAGTTACGGATGTAGACTTTTCAAGGCCAGTTCGCATCACAGCAGTTGCAGGTAACAATTTTGATCCTGATGTGCTTTGCGATTGGATGCTCAAGAAGGATGGAGTTGTAATTGATGTACAAAGTGTTTCAAACTACGTTTACGAAAATTAATAAGTTCCTTTTCTCGTGTCAAGGGTGTTAGTTTAAATGGAAAAACGGCTCGATGTAGCTGATACGGGTTCAAATCCCGTACACCTTTCTAAATCAAACAACATGAAAATAAAAGAAAAAATAGCAATGACTTGGACTTTGCCTATTGCAATTGTCGCCATGATCATTATCTCCTTATTTACCTTGATTGCTTATTTGATAACAGCTTTTTTGGATCTTACCGGAACCCTTGGAGCTGCAATAATCATAATAAACAAAGTGAGGATCTATTTATTGAAAAAACAGATTAAAAAAGATGGCAGCACAATCGAAGATTTGCGTAAATTTGATTCGCTGATACATAAAACTCAATGAGATGCAAACTCCGTTAGATCAGTTGAAAGAAGTCATGGTTGATCATAAAGATCAAAGCTGCTTTTTACAACTACGGATGATAAAGAATGCCATTGATGATCTAATAGAGGAGGAAAGGAAACAAATTGAAGATGCTTTTTTGCACGGTAAGAGAGATGGATTATTTAACGTACACCAAAAACCTGAAGATTACTTTAAATCCAAATACGCAAGATGAAAACAGCAATGCAACAATTCATTGAACGAACAGGAGAAAAAATTGATTTTCTTAATTGTGAGATTGTAGAAAAGATAAAAAATATACTTATAGAGGAAAAGCTATCTTTAATTAGCGCATACGAAATGGGGATCAGTACAGCAAGTGAAACGAAAGATGTAGAAGGAAACGACTACTATAAACAACTTTACACTGATTCAAATGAAAACACCAATGCAAAATCTAATTTGCAGCCTGGCCGAAGCACAAGACAAAACAACAAGTATAAGCGAAAAAAAGCTGCTTGATGATTTGATTGATATGGCCATTGATTTGCAAAGGGATGAGAAGAGAACAATCATAGTAGCTTTCAATGACGGACAGAATCACGGAATGTTCAACAGCAATATTCCTGTAGATGCCGGAGCCATATATTACAACAACAAATTCGTAAAAAACAAATACAAAGACGATTATGAGTGAACAACAACAATCTGCAGTAAAAATGCTGCTCAAAATCATTCCAAAAGGAAATAATGGAGTGGTTATCACGAATCACAAACTGTTTGAAGAGCTGATGGATGATGCAATGGAGGTAGAAGAAAAGAATATTTCTGAGGCTTATGACTCTGCAATCAGTGATGTTTCTTTTGGTGTTTCATCTGATGGGGATACTTATTATCAAAAATACTTTACCGGACTATGAGCAAGAAACCATCTATTGATGAACTGAGATCTAAAAGGATTGAACTTCTAAACACTTTTATTGATGCAAAGACTTTGTATCTCAAAAACAATCTGAGCAAAAGACTTAAATCAGTAAACCAGCAATTATTTACATTAACAAAAGACGCGAGGTATCTATGAAAAAGAAAACAGAAATGCAAAAATTTGTAGAAAGTCTTGAGGACTTTGTTGAGAAGCACAATGTAAAAAATATAGACAAATATCCAGGCTCTGCCGCAATAAGTCTAATTGAGGTCATAATTGAAGAGGCTAAGAAAAGATTAGAATCAGAAAAGCATCAGATTATGGAAGCGTTCCTTGATGGGTACAGGTCACATCCATATAGGGCTGAATCTTACTTTAACGAAACATACGGAGGTGACAAATGAAGCAAACAGCAGTAGAGTGGCTAATTGATAAACTTATGGATGATGGTATGGGTATTGACAAAGCGACTCGTGAACATGCATTAAACCTTGAAGAAAGACAAAAAAACGCTGAATGGCAAGAGGGCAACACATGGGCATATAATAATATTAAGTGGTGTTTTCAAAATGGCTTTAAAGGAATTTCAAAAGAACAAATGGACGAATGGTATAAGCAATACATTTTAAGCAAAGAAGGAGGTAACAAATGAAAAAGCAAACTGCAACAGAATGGTTATTTGCACACCTATTACCTTTTCTTCCATTTTCTGACCCAAAAGAAAGAGAGCATTTTAGAAAGTGTTTAGCAGAAGCCAAAGCAATGGAGAAGGAGCAGATAGTTGATGCATTTAATTATGCACGTTATCGCTTAGGGGATTCATCAGATTACTACAACGAAACATACGGAGGTGACAAATGAAAAAGAAAGTAGACTTTTACCAGGTTCCTAAAAACGAATGGCAGATGCCCATCGAAAAGGGATACAAGATGGCTTGTTGCGACTGCGGACTCGTTCACGTCATGGACTTCATGGTAATTGACAAAGAAACGGAGAAGCCGATCAAGAATGCAAGGGCGATCATGAGAGCAAGACGACATGAGACACTGACCAAGCAACTTAGAAGGGATATGAAAAAGGGAGGTGGCAAATGAAAAAGAGAACAGCAGTAGAAAAGATGGCTGAATGGCTTGAAGCTGAAATTGGTCACTATGTTCCTTATGAAAAGGTATTATACATCCAACTAATAATCAGCAACGCCAAAGCATTGGAGAAGGAGCAGATTGAAGAAAACATGGCAAAGGCAATAACTTTCGGATGGGAATTGAGTCACTACCATAGAGATAAAGAACCAAAAGTATTATTAAAAATGCAAAAAGATTTTATCACATCTGTTATTGAAGGAGGTGACGAATAAAATAAGTCAGGTAGCTTAATGGTTAAAGCCCCGAGATAACTTGGAAGATTGCGGATTCGATTTCCGCCCTGACTACTAAAACAACAACAATGAAGTACAAAGATTTTAAAGACATGATTCAAACGCTTGACTATCAAGCAAAGATTGAACACAATCTCTACAAGCTAAATGTAGACATCTACGAGCATTCAAATGAATACAACAGAGTGATAGAGCTTCTGATGAGCCACTACTTTGGTAAAGAAGGATGTGATTGGATTACTTGGTTCTGTTATGAGAATGACTTTGGTCGCAAAAAGTATGAGGCAAGAGAAGGAAGCAAACTTATCTGCCAAGACATCAAATCACTTTGGAAATTTGTAAACCAATTGAAAAAATGATCATATTATCAATAATATTATTAGTGATGACAAAAACAATGATGATTTTAGCATCAAAGGACAAAAAACCAAATAACCATGATAAATAAGATAGTAGACTTTATTGATCACAAGAAAGATGAAATGAAGGATAGAATCAAATTCGATCCTGCCGGACTTGATATGTACACAGCATCAATAGCAACAGCAAATGAAATAAGAGAAAAAATATATGAGCTATTGGATGATGGAGAAGATGACAATGTTGAGATTAGCCTTTACCAAAATGATATTCAAAAAAAGGTTATTGCCTGGGCTAATCAAAGAGATCTGATAGATCACGACAACATAAAGAGTCAGACTCTTAAACTTGCAGAAGAAGTAGGAGAGCTTTGCAGCGCAATACTCAAGGAAGATAAGTACCTGCAAAAAGATGCAATAGGTGATATTCAAATAGTGCTTATCATATTGGCTGCTCAGCTTAAAATAAACTACAACTCAGCTATATTTTCAGCCTATAGTGAAATCAAAAATCGACAAGGAAAAACAATCAACGGTAGCTTTATAAAAAATCAATAAAATGAGTGCGATAACTGATAAAATGAGAGATCTAAGATTGCAAAATCACTACAAACAACATCTTGTAGCAAGCCATCTTAAAATGAGACAGCCGGATTACTCAAAACTTGAAACTGGCAAAAGAAAAAGAATCGATATTGAATTATTGAGAAAATTAGCCGACCTTTATAACGTAGATCTTAAATACTTTATAGAATAATGGCAAAATGTAAAATCACAAGGGCTACAGCCAAAGGAAAGGCTTGGAAAGCCGAATGCTCAGTGGATGGTAAAACAAAAACCATCCAGGGAGGGCAAGATACCCAAAGAGGAAAGTGGGGAACACAAGGTGGCAAAACCAAAGCCCAAGTGAAGTCCTTTCTTGCTCGTCATGGAGAGCCCAAGACTGCCAAGCAAAAGATTAATGAAATAAATTGGAAGAAGGGTAGCCAAATTGGAAAAACAATTACCATTCAGAATAAGTATTTCAAAAAGAAGTGAAGCACGAGGAAAGCAATATCCAACAAAAGTGTGTGGAGTGGTTTAAGTATAGCTTCCCAAAACAAGTGATAGCATCTTTTCCAAACGGTGTATTCATCAGTGGAACACCTGTTCAAAGAGCTAAAAGATGGAATATCCTGAAGAAAGAAGGAGCTATGCTCGGAATGCCGGATTTGATTATTTGCATTCCATCTGAGAAGTATCATGCCCTATTTATTGAGATGAAAACATCTAAGGGAGTGCTATCAGATAGCCAAAAATCAACTCACAAAATACTTGAGGACTCCGGATATTGCGTAAAGGTTTGCCGCTCACTTGATGAGTTTATTCAATCAGTTCACAATTATTTAGAATCATAAACAACAACACCCATGAGAACAGCAATGCAACAGTTTATTGCTCGACTAAAGGATGCACGAGAATCCTGTCAAGCACCAACAATGAAAGTAATTTTTAAAGTAGCCATTGATGAGGCAGAAGCACTTTTAGAGGTAGAAAGCCAACAGATCAGACTTGCCTATGTGGAAGGCAAAGAACATCAGGCAAAAGAAAAAAGTATTACATCCACAGAATACTTCAACCAAGTTTATAACCAAAACACTCAAAACAATGCTTAAAGGATTTGAACAAATTACAATCGAACTGAACAGTTTCGAGATGGTATGCGCTAACACTCTAATCGAGTGGTTTAAAAACAACAAGGGAAAGGATAATGTGATCAAAAACTCCCAAATATCAGGGATTATTGAAAAACAATTTCAAAGAGGACTTCCCGATTCAAGAATTAGAAAGGTAATCCAATATGTTAGAATGAATGGTCATCCCAATGTAATAGCAACAAGCAAGGGCTATTATTGTTCTGAAGATATTGATGAGATTGCGGCCTGGGTGAAAAGCCTAAAACAAAGAGAAGCAGCAATAAAGAATATCAGGGAAAAAGCTGAAAGACACTTGGAGATTATGAAGTTCCGAAAGTATTCCGGCAATCAAATTGAAATATTCTAAGAGTTGATCTTTCTATCAATATAAGCAAGAGCTACATGTGAAAATCCTGCTGAGGGTATAAAATACCACCATGAAATATCAGTTTTCATGTAAAGAACCAAAAAGCAAGCAGTAAACACATAGACGTTCATGCAATAAATACATAGTCCAAGAGGTTTAGCGAGTTCCTTTAATCGGGTTTCGCTAAGCCTCTTTAGGACTTTTTGCCAAGAACCAAATATTTGCTTTGGAGCTATTAGATAATCAATGAAAATTGTAGTTATTGCACCTGCAATAGCACAAAATCCGACCAGATAGATATCGGTTAAGAATGGCTGAGAAGACAAGGCAAATGTTAGAAATGTGCCTATAGCCGCTCCAAAAAGAAAATATAAGGGTATATCTAATTTTTTCATATTAGCAAATTGGTGGGATTCCTTCTACTGTCCAAGAACAAGCACCATCTGGGGTCATGAAATAATAAAAACCAGGCATTGAATCTCGTGCACATTCGGGAGTTCTGATTTTGATTGTAGTTGTAGCATTCTCATTGAATGTCATTGGCAATACAACTTGATCATCCGCATCAAATTCAACCACTATTTCTGTGTATGTTCCGTTTGCAGACCAAATTTCAAAAACATAATCACCTGGACAAGGTGCTTGAAAACCAAAATCAATGGTTTGATTAGCAGTAAAACAACCTAAATGTTTAGAGCATCCGCAGTTCATGTTCTATAGTTTTAAGCAAATATAATTAGCAAAAAGCATTAAAACACGGATTTTCACAATAAAATTCTAAAGCAAAATCCCTATCCCCAACAACATTGAAGTCGTGAGCCACGAAGATCATGTTTTTATCAAATGGCTTATTCTTTTTTGTCTCCTCACGAAGTACCTGAATTGAATCTATTTGGGATTCTACCGGAATAAGCGATACATTGGCAAAGGTAGATGAAGATGGTAGATCAGCATTCATCAATGCAAATCTGATCTTTTCATCAAGAGCATAAGGACAAGCATTTCTAACGCAAGCCACAATGCGCATCTGATATTCTGTTTTAAAGAAATTCTGAGCACCTGTAAACTTTTTAGCAGAAGATTCACCAAATGAAATTACACCACTTTCTCTATGGCGAATGTAGAAGTAATTGTCATCATAGTCATTTAGCCCGGCATAAACATATTCATTGCTTGTGGCATCTTGCAACAGGACTCTGCCTTCATCATCAATTCGAGCAATGGCAATTCCTCTTTTAAAGCCAACAGATGACATCAAATTAGAAGCAAGTGACTCAATGATTGCTTTCATTATTGTAATATTTTTTCAATCTCTTGTTCAAACAGTATTTCAATATAAGTAGTCAAGTCATCAACTTCATCCTCACTTGCCGCAAAAATGGTCTTCTTTCTCCTTTCCTCCTGGTATTGACCAACAGGATTATCGGTCTCAATAGTAACATTTTTGTTTTTACTTATGACTTTGAGAGAATTACTAAGGCTGCCCGTGTATTTCAAATCTACAAATCCAACCTGCAACTGCTTTTTAACCCTCTTTCTAATCCAAGATTTGCTCTTGTAACTACCTATTCTGCCTTCATCAGCATCCTTACCCTCAACAAATATACGGGATTTAATATCATTATTAAGTTCCTTTGTTGCTGGAACCAAAACCCTTCTTTGAGGTGAACTCAAGAGTCTATTGATCCTGCGTAGAGCATTATTGAAATCTCTGATGGTCATTTGTTTCTAATTGTTTTAATCAGATAGGCAACAGAAGCAATTGCCAAAAACAAGGCAAAACAGAAAATGGCTATCCAACGAATAGCATTTTTAGTCTCATCAACTTGCTCAATAGCCTTTTCCTTGATGATCTCAAGCACCTTTTCTACTCTAACGGTATCAGGAGGGCATGTAGTTTCCACAAAGACAGAGTCACCAGGAAGGAACATAAGCTCAGTCCTGATGTCTGTCTGATGGTCATGTATGATTAAGGTGTCGAGCCTTTTGTATTGAACAAGAGTATCAAAAGTCCTTGTTTGGGTTACAATAACTGTATCCTTGTAATAGGTTTTGACTTCCCGTTCAACAGGAAATCTACTATCACACAATTCTTTTGTTATGCAGCTATTGAGCAGGATCGCTATTGCTGCCGGAAGTATTATTAGCTTGTATTGACTCATTCTTGTATGTATCAACTTTTTTATTTATCCATTGAGCAAAGTCCTTCTTGATATATCCAAGTAGCGACAGGTTTTTAATAAGAGAAAGCATGTTTACCAATACAATCGGAACAAATATCCCCTCGTTAAGCCAAGCTATAAAAATACTTCCTTTTGAAAGATTATTGGCAAACATCAAAAGTCCGATGTGAGACAAAAGTTTCCAAAAGATAGATAATGCCTTTCGTGTATCAAAACTTCCCCTTCTCCAAGCAACAACAAGTCCTGTAGTGTGATCAGCAGCAATCAAAGCAAGAAGGGCAAACAATGATGCAGCCGGAGAGAATATCCAATCCTCTACAAAACCTGTTACTGCGCCAATTGAAAATCCTCCTAAAAGTGTAATCAATAGAACATGTTTTTTGAAATTCAAGCATAAAACTTCTATTGCAATTGACTTCACTTCTGTTTGCAATGATGATGTTTTATACGACTTGAGTTCCAAAAATGTTCTATTTAGGTCTTGATGTTGGTCGTGGTCGTGCTGATGTTGGTCGAACTGCTGGTCTTGATGGCTTGCCACAAGATCCACATGCTTTAAAATTGTTATTCATATGATTTATTATTTTATTTGTTTATATTTGCCTATTCTCATCATAGATTATAGGGTTATAGTTTCACATTGCCTCGCTAACGAGTGGGGCTTTGTTTTTATGGATTACCATATACATAACGTGATTGATTACAAATCACACAAATGTCATCAATTCGCTTGAATAGCTCAGGTAACTGATTTATGATAATAGTCATGTGCTTCTCATAATCCTTTTTGAACTCATCATATAAGAAGTTTATTTTCTCCTCATCCAATAAAGTTACTGAATTAAGTCTGTCTGTTGCTTTTGCCTCTTTTACAATCTCAAATCCTGATTTGTAAAGGATTGGAAATCTAAGGTGAGGTGCTATAATGCACATAAGCTCATCTGTCTTGCATTCTGCTGTTATTTGAGCCATAACTCCAAAGGCATTGCTTGAAACATTCGATCCACCCCAACCATTTGCAAGAATGAACTGTGATGACTTAGATGAACAACTACATCCGGCCTTTACATCTGTATCTGCTACATTGATAGATGTATTATCCATCAGAATATAGATCTCCCTACTTTTCGACATGTAATTAGCAAATACACTTGCTTCACCATTTGCATCTGTTGTAAATGAAAATGAAGTCGAGTAAAGACCATCTACAATCTGAAACGAGTGAGAAAAGTTAGCTTGTTGGATTCGGATCTTAACTTCACCAACAAACAAGCGCATCATGCGAGTGTTTTTAGTTACTATCTTTAATCCTCTATCAAAAGATGCCGCAGGAAGATAGTTTGAGTTGTATTCACCGAGTTTCATCTCGTCTATTGCGCTATTTATTCTGAAATATGGCAACAGATAGCCACTAAGTTCTTGCATAACAAGCTCTGTGGCAAACTCAATCTTTTTTTCAAGCAGTTGAAGTCCACTCATATATCCACTATCGGCAATATCAGCCGCCATGCGAATATTTATTCCTTCCAGATCATTGATCCAAAGTCCACTTTTGGGATCAGTAGAAAGGCATTTTACTCCTATAAAATTTTCAAGACAACTTGGTATCATATCCGAATGGGTCTTTAGTGTAAATGTTTTTTTCAGGTATTCCTATCATTCTCAGATAGGTTGGAACAAAGAATGAAGGACAAGCCTTGTTGTCAAATTGATTGTGTCCTGCAATCAAAATATCGGGCTTGTATGCGATAACCTCTCTAATAATAGCCTCAAGTGTTTGGCTTTGCTCATTTGATAAAGTGTTTTTAGCTTTCTTACCACTTGAGTCAAGTCCACCAACATAACAAACGTGACGCGAGATGCTGTTCATGCCCTTTACTCCATTAGTTATCTCATTTGCATCTACGAACTTATCTCCATCATGTTTCACAAATTGATGCCTATCCCCATCAAGTAAAATAAGATCGGAATAACCAACCTTACTCCATCCTCTTCCGGCAGGTGGTGGTGCTGTGTGCCATGCTTTAACATGTTCAGCACCTATGCTCTGATCCTCACGAGTAGCTGTGCAATGAATGATTAAGTATTTAAGCTCATTCATTGGGTGTTTCTTCTTTAGGGGTTTCATCAATTACTTCTTCCTTCTCCTTTTTCTTTTTGATATAGAAAAAGAAAGTAGCATGTTTGTCATTTTCAACGACTTCCAAAGAGACTGTTGGAACTTCTTCAAGTACCCAGTCTAAAACAACCTTGAATTTAGGATCGTTTTTATGTCTAAATCCATTGGATGTGATGACAAATAATGCTCCTTCACCCTTTTTAAGATAATCAGCGAATTTTGGCTTGGCTATTTTGCGATTAGCTTTAGCTGAAATAGGAAAAAGATTAGCCAATGCTCTTGCGTAATTTACATCTTCTAACTTACCACCTTGCTTTATCAAATATTCTACTTGATTCTCTGTGCATTTTCCGGCAAGTATCTGAATTGTTTGTGGAGATACATTGCGCCATAGTTTTTTGATGGCTAAAGTAATATCGCTATTTACGTCATCTAATTTTTCTTCAAACTGAATCATATTGTTGTTTTTTATCGTTTACCCAATCTTCTTGCTGTTGATTTAATTGCATTCTGCATTGTTCTCGCAGTTTGACATCGGTTATTTACAGTTCTTGGAGAACAAGCCTCAACTCGTGTGGTTTGGTCAACCTTATTCTTTTGGTCATTGCGACCTCCGCTTGATGGAGGTGGTTGGATAGCTTCTCCCGTTATGGGAATTTCAAGTAATTGACAATCATTACCAAACTGAAGAACACAATTTAAAACGCCAATAGTTGTTGGATTCCAATTAACGGTAGCGACAGCAGTTTGTTCAAAGCAAGTCTTTGGGGTTGGATTCGGGTCAATTGTCAAATCCGCACAATCAGTATCAAATCCATAAGTATAGCAACCTATTGTTGGATTATTCACAACTACTTGGAATTGATTATTGGAATTTACGTTTACAATTCCAAAGTCAATTGACGAAACATCAATGCTCGTACTTAAATCAATTGCTTCAAAATCAAAAACAAAACTTTCCCAATTAGTCCTATCAACTAAAAACTCTACCGACAAAGAATCTGTTAATCCAGCATCTGGAGCGCAATAATCAATAACAAACTGAAAAGATGTATTGCCGTCAACAAAAAACGGAACACTAACGGGTGAGCCTTGATAAAACAGTTCAATAGAATTTATAGAAAAGTTTCCTGATACAAAAGTTACCCCAAGGTCTGTTATTTCAACTTGTCTAATATCATTATTAGTTATTAGACAGTCTATTATGTAACAACAATTACCGTAATTGAAATTAGTACCGCCACCTTGTTGAGTCAAACAATTATCAAATACTAAAGCCATCTCAATTTATTTTACTTCAAAGATAAAATAAAAAGCGCATGAATAAACATGCGCTTTTCAATAAACACTTAAACTTAAACTAAAACAAATTACAAACCATTGAGGTCTACTGACACGCCACAAAGCATGTTCAGATCGAGCCAAGAGACTGTACCATCAAAGAAGATATTACCTGTAGAGTTATCTTCAATTACTTGGTCAACCTCAAGTGAGAACTCGGGAACAAGGCCGTAAAAATAACCATCACAAGTGTAATATCCAAATTGATAAGAAGAAGACGCTGTTACAAGTGTATTCCAAAACTCAATATCTTTACAATCAAGTGTATCGCTATTGAAATCTTGGAAAGTAATTTGGTTTTCTTTACCTACCAACTGCTCAGGAGCACAAGAAGAGATACGCTTCTTAGTGAACGTACCCTTTGGCTTTTGAGCAAGCAATAGTCCGGTAAATACAACATCATTACTGGCAACAGCAGCAACCCACTCATCACGATCTGAAAGATCGGTAAATGTATAGTCACATTTTATGAAAGCAAACTTAGAAATACCACCTGTACGGGTAGTAATACCACATCCTCCTGTTATCGAGGGTGGTAGCGCGGGTGCGCATGAGGAAGGACAAAGTGCCATTTTCTATTAGATTTTAAAGTTTTAAATTAATTAGTCGCAACCTACAATTGTTGAGCAATCTTCAAAGTTGAACGTGTAATTCACACCTTCGTTTGTATCGCCTGTTGCGAAAGCATTTGAAGGGATGAAGAACATTGTCCAGTGCAATTGAAGTTTGATAACCCAACGATCAGCACAATCATCATAGTGCATCTTGAGGTCATAAGTGATACCTGTGAATGGATCTGTGATTGTACCATGTTCAAACACATCATTGCGCTTAGCGTAATCACCTGCGTAACGATTCCAAGTGATAAGTTGTGCAGCACCAGGAGCCAAAACAGCAAAGTTATTAGCACCAAGTACAGACTCAGCGAAACGATCGTGGAAGTACATGTAGTCAGTCCAACGAGCAAGATCAGTTCCGGTAGTTGAATTGCAGCAAGCGATTTGATTCACTTTAGCAAACAAGTCCAAGTTACCACCACCAATCATCATTGGAGCACCACTTGATCCAACCATATCATATTCGTGACGGATCTGAGCAGTAGCAATAGCGCGAGAAGCATTGGTTGTATCATCAAACAACTTTACACTCTTCAGTGTAGTACCATCAGCGAAATTACCGAAGTTAGTTGATTGAAGTGACAACATTTGCTTATCCAAAGCAACACTCAAAGCGTTCATCTGACCCATGATTGTTTGAGCAACCCAAGTAGAATCAGCCTCACACAATTTACGCATCTCATCTTCATTGAAAAGAAGTGAGGTTTCAAGACAATTGTCTACGTCTACAATAGTTTCAAGCGGTGTGTGCTCGTTTGTAGAAGTACAATTGTTAGCACAAGTCAATGAAACCTCAGACTCAAGTCCGCGATTTGCATAGTTCACTTGTACTTTACGATACTTACCATTTGTTGGGATTGGCAACAATTCGATTCCGGCTGTATTTTCCTGAGAAACGATTGCATCCAAGTAACCAACGCGATCGCGCTTCAAAAGCGGAGCATTGTTTCCTGCAACATCATTAAGGTTGACTTGCAGGTTTTGACATAAACCTTCTGTAAAAGCCATTTTTTTGTTTTTTAAAAATTAGAATTTGTTTTTTTGGGGTAAATGAAAAGCCCATCCAAGAGAATATAATTCAATTGAATGGGCTGAATCTTAGCCCCGAATTGTACTATGGTGTACGAACCCAGGTGAGTGAATGAGCCTCCGCTCCGTTTTATTCTTTACCGAAAGTTTTCATTGCTGACAACTTCTCGGCATTAGCTTGCGCCTTTTGTAGATGCGGCAAATTGAACTTTGGAGCATCTACCGATTGTGTTGGTTTAGGAGTCTGTGCCAAAGGAGGAGTTTGCCCTCCATTAGACTGCTTAATAACTTGCAGCGAAGATAAGTGAGAATCTATTAACTCATCAAAAGATAATGCTTTTGTTCCATCATTATTTAATGGTTTTAAGCCACTTTTGGTTTTAACATCAATATCTCCATTATCCATCACATCATATTCAAATTGGGAATTAAGATAAGATTCCACAGCAGGTAAAATAGCATCTGCCTTTACAATCAAATCCTTCTTTGACAAGGTAGCTCTAAGAGCATTGGCCTTCTTGAATGATTTTATTGTGTTTACGGCCTCTGTTTCTTTCTGAGGTATAACTTCTTCCAATAGGCGTTTATTCTCCTTTGTGAGTTCAATAAGTTTGTTTTGCAATTCATCTGAACCGCTACTTCCAATATTCTTGCTTTTCTCAAAGGCAATGGAAATAATTTCATCAAACTTTTTGTCCTTGATTTCATCAGGATTCAGATTGAAAGTCTTTTTAATCTTATGCTCAATCTTTGAAAGCTCAGTGCCTCTAATTTCATCCTTTATAGGCTGAATGAAATTAGGATCATTAGCAATCACATCTGTAATTGATGATTTAAAAGATGTCGCAAAGGAATCAACATCAACTTCATCTTCTGACGAAAGTTTTGAAATGGTTGAAGATGGTACACCGATCTTCTTTAAGAATGCTTCAATATTTTTCATGTTGTTGTTTATTTACGTTTACGGTAGGTTCTCTTTGGCTCTTCCTCATTATCAGAAGAAGCCTCATCACCATCTACATAAACTTGTTCTACAATTTCTTCATTTACCACCGGAATGGGCTTAACAGCCTTAGTGCTTTTGTCCTCAAGAATTTCAAATTGCTTAAAATGACCGCCCTTTTTCAGTTGATCAACGGCAAATTTTGTAAGCATGGAAACCTTGCCTGTTTTTACGTTTAAAACCTTTACCTTATTCATGTTTGAATTTTTTACAAATATATTGATTATTTACTTTTTAAACAATTTTAGTTGATCATCACTAAGCCTAAAAGGGATTGCGGAATGCCTACAATTATAACCACCCCGATAAACAGCGAAGTTATTCGGATTTGTATTTGGAATCAACCCTGAGCCATATTTAGCAGCCCAAGCTATTTCCTGTGGTAAGGTAAATATAGGAATTACACCAAGACCCTTCCATCTAACGCATTGTGGCCGGGAATCCACTATAAGTGATCCAACATACCGATAAGCGTTTAAGTTATAAGTCTTAGCAACAAGACTATTTAATTGTCCGTCAAATTGATTTATTGAATCTCTTGCCACAAGACTAACATACTTTTTCAACCTGGAATCAATGGCTCCTGAAACAATAAGCTGTCTTAATGTTTTCTCAAGCTCCCTAATCCTTGCTCCCGATGCAACATTGGCAAATATGGCATTTTTGATAGGCTGAATAAACTCAGAATCAATTCCTGCTCCAGTCAATCCTTGAATGGTTTGGCTTACTATCTGTGTTTGAATTGGGCGAACAAGTAGTTCAAGATCGGCAATAGGAATATTGTTTACTTTGGAAACTGCCCTTAAATTCAAGTCCTTTATATCTCTAAAAGAAGAAACATAGCTATTTACATTTGAGGCATAAGTAGAATTGTTTATGCCCTGTGATATGAGACTTGGAATTTGATTTACGATAGAAATGTTGTAATCATCAAAAACAACAAATCCATTGTTTTGATTCATACGCGAAATACGATCCCAAAGAAGTCCAAATACTATCAATTCAACAGCACTTATTGAATCAAGGAAGCTATTCTCAGCATCTAAGATTGCTGCATCCTTTTCATCAACAAGTCCAATGACTTCATTATCAAAACCGTACTCATCCATTCGAGTTTCCTAAATCAGAAATATCTCCATTTGAACGCATCTCATCCTCAGTGTCTTGTGGCAATTCTATGTCTACAATAGGCTCATTCTCATAAGTCTCAATTATAGGCAAAAGCTCTTGATCCAAAGTTTCAAAGATCACATTTAGTGGTGATTCTAAAAACTGTGTTCCATTTTTAGCCACAACTGAAATCATCACCTTGTAGGCATACAAAGAACGAATAATGTCTTCTTTCTTAATTACACCGGATGCAAGCATTGTGGCCTTATCCTTTGTAGAAAGATTATAGATTGGATCATAACTAACCAATACCTCAACCATTCTTGAAACAGCTTTGTTTCCACTAAAGCGCTTTCTTGCCAGGTCTTTTGTTGTTTCAATCAAAAAGGCAACAGGAGCATTGCGATCAGTAAGCTGAGTAATTTCCTGGATCAAATCATTCTCCGTTTTCATAGAGAATGAAATTGGCTTGATGATTATTGGATCTTTTGGCGAACTTACATTTCTATACTTCTCAATGTAAACCAATGATCGGAAGATGATCTCATCAAAAATATTGTTACTGATCTTAGTCAGTTGAGCAAATGAATCCTCTCTGTCGATTGCT